TTAGAATCATAACAAAAAGTTATAATAATAAAATTAAAAAGCGTGGCAATTAAGTTACGCTTTTTGTATTTCTTTTTGTACTGATATCCAATATTCAATATGATTATTAAAATTTTTTTCTGACATATCACAACAATCAATTTGTAATATTTCATCAACTGCTATTAATGCTGAATTTTTAGCTCTAATATTACGAACTTCAATAGAACCATAACCACTTGAATAAGGACTTACTAATTTTCCTTTTGTGTTTAAAATTCCAATAACGTGTGTTCTACTAAAATTATTTATTAATTCTTTTGCTTTTTCTTTTGGTGGAGTAATCATTTTTTGTTTTTTTACAATTTTATTTTTTATCTCTCTTTTTGGTCTTTCAAAAATATCTACTAGTGTCATCATAATTTTTTTTTACTTACTTTCATTTTCTTTTAAATATTTTTCTATTATATCTTCTAACTCAAAAATTTGTTCTGTAGTTAAACATTCTATAATATTTGTTTTTATTTTTAATTTCCAATAAGTTAAATTGTGTGCTCTATCTGAAAATTTCTTTAAATATGTTCTCATAATTATTTTTTTTACAAATATATAAAACTTTATAATATAAAATCTACTTTAACAAATATTTAACTTATTAAAACAATTCTACGTTAAATTTATTATTATAAAAAAATATTATGATAATTTTAAAAGAACAAAATACTGCACAAACTTTTAGCTTTATTCCAAGAGAATTAAAAGCTACTACTATTGTTTTAAGAAATGAAAGTACAGGAAGTGAAACAACTATTGCTGCTGATTTCTTTTTATCAGATTATTATTTAACAACAACATCTGTTTTTAATTTAAAAGAAAATACATTTTATAATCTTTCAATTAAGAACAATAATGAAATAGTTTATAAGGATAAAGTTTTTTGTACAAATCAAGAAACAAGTACATATACAGTTAATCAAAATCAATACGTAGCAAACACTACAAACAACGAATTTGTAATTTATGAGTAATATATCAATAGTTAATTTAAGTGCTTATACAAGTCCTCAAATTCAAGAAAACAAAAAGAGCAATTATATAGAATACGGAAGTGATAATAATTACTTTCAATATTTAATTGATAGGTATCTTTATAGTGCAACAAACGGTGCTATTATAACAGGTGTTACAAATATGATTTATGGAAAAGGATTAGATGCTTTAGATTCTAATCGTAAACCAAATGAGTATGCTCAATTTAAATCACTTATTAAAGATGCTGATGTAAAGAAAGTAGCTTTAGAAAGAAAGTTATTAGGAATGGCTGCAATGCAAATTGTAATGGAAAAGAAACAAGTAAAACAAGTTCTTCACTTTCCAATGCAAACATTAAGAGCAGAAAAATGTAATGATAAAGGACAAATTGAAGCTTGGTATTATTTCCCTGATTGGACAAAAAAGAAACCATCTGAAGAAGCTAAACGTATTCCTGCTTTTGGATTTGGTAATGGTAATGAAGTTGAAATATACGTTATTAAACCTTATGTAAGTGGATTTGATTATTATAGTCCTATTGATTATTCTGGTTCTTTACCTTATGCTTTATTAGAAGAAAACATAGCAGACTATCAAATTAACGATTGTCAAAACGGTTTTAGTGGAACTAAAGTAATCAATTTCAATAATGGTATTCCTACAGAAGAAATGAGGGATAAATTGAAACGTGAAGTACTTGGAAAACTAACAGGTGCAAGAGGTGAAAAAGTAATTGTAGCTTTTAATGCTAATGCTGAATCAAAAACAACTGTTGAAGATTTACCTTTAAATGATGCTCCTGCACATTATGAATATTTAAGTAAAGAATGTTTTGAAAAACTAATTGTAGGACATAGAGTTACTTCTCCAATGTTATTAGGAATTAGAACAGGTGATGGTGGATTAGGTAACAATGCAGATGAAATAAAGACTGCTACGCTATTATTTGACAATATAGTTATAAAACCATACCAATTAGAAATTATTGAAGCATTAGACGCTATTTTAGCTATTAACAATATATCATTAAAGTTATATTTTAAAACTATTCAACCTTTGGAATTTGTAGATACTTCAGGAATGAATGCAGAAACAATGGAAGAAGAAACAGGGGTTAAAATGTCTGCTGATACTAATGTAGAATTAGACGATTTTCTTTCTTCTAAAGGAGAAATATTATCTGATAATTGGGTTTGTGTTGATGAAACTGAAGTTGATTATGATACAGAAGAAGAATTAGATTCTGAAATTAACAATCTAAATAAAAAAAGTATATTATCAAAACTTGTAAAATTTGCAACAAGTGTCAGTTCAAGACCAAATGCTAAATCTTCACAAGATGAAACAATAGATAGTTTTAAATTTATTACAAGATATTCTTATACCGGTAATCAAAACCCAGAAAGAGAATTTTGTAAAAAAATGATGACTGCATCAAATAACGGTAGAGTTTACAGAAAAGAAGATTTAGAAAATGTAAATACAAATGTTGTAAATCCTGGTTTTGGACACAATGGTCAAAATTATAATTGCTTTCTTTATAAAGGCGGACCAAGATGCCACCATAAATTTTTAAGAAAGACTTTTGTAAATATGGAAGGCGTTAAAATTGACGTTAATAATCCTAATGCAAAAACAATATCTGTTGCAACTGCTGAAAAATATGGTTATAGAATTAGAAACGCAAAAGAAGTAGCAATGATGCCAAATGATATGCCTTTGAAAGGTTTTCATCCAAATAATAAAAATTTACCTAAAGACGTTTAAAAATGGCACAAGGATTATTCATAAGCACAAATGATATAGTTAAATTTACTAATTTGAATGGTAATTTAGACCCTGATATATATACTCAATATATATTTCAAGCACAACAATTACACATACAAAACTATTTAGGAACTAAACTATACGATAAAATAAACGATGGTATTGTAGCAGGTAATTTAGCAAGTCCATATACAACGCTTTTAAGCAAATATATTAAACCAATGGTAATACATTGGGCAATGGTAGAGTTTTTGCCTTACGCAGCTTATAAAGTATCAAATAAAGGAGTATTTAAACATAATTCTGAAAACAGTTCTACAGTTGAAAAGTCTGAAATAGATTTCTTAATTGAAAAAGAAAGAGATGTTGCACAATCTTATACAAATAGATTTATAGATTATATGAGTTTTAATCAAAATTTATTTCCTGAATATACTGCTAATTCAAATGCTGATGTATTTCCAGACCACAATGCAAACTTTACTGGCTGGGTTTTGTAATTATGAATAAAAAGGTTTTATAGCTTAAAAGATGAATATAAAAGAAACATACAAGCCAAAAGAAACTAACGTAAAAAAGTTAGAGGTATTTTTAAACAAACTAAATAAAGACAAATAATGGCTTTAGATTTTACACATATAAAAGGAGATACATTTGAATTAGTAAACTTTCAAATGCTTGTTAATTCAGTTGCTTTAAATTTAACAGGTTGTACGTTAAGAATGCAATTAAGAAAAGAATATGGAGGAGTAATATTTCTTTCATTAACTTCTGTTGCAAGTGCAGGAATAACAATTACAAATGCCGCTACAGGTTCATTTAGAATTAATAGACAAATTATAAATTTAGATGCTTATAATTATATTTATGACATTGAATTAATAAAAACAGATGGAACTGTTAAAACATACATAAGTGGAAACTTTTCAATAACTAATGATGTAACACGATAATGGCAAACGATATAATAGATATTAATGTTTACGAAACAGTTGAAACAGTTGCAATAACTGTAAATCCTAATTTAACGACTGTAAATATAAATCAAGTTACAGGTGGTGGTGGTGGCGGTGTTACTGATTTAGGATATATACCAAGTCCTACAAACGGAACAGTTACAAGCAGTACAGGTAGTAGTGCGGTTATACTTTTAGCCGATGGTACAAATGCAGGTTTAATAACTCCTGCTGAAAAAACAAAAATAGCAGGTATTGCAACAGGTGCTGAAGTAAATATAAATGCTGATTGGAACGCAGTTAGTGGCGATGCTCAAATATTAAACAAACCTACTATTCCTTCAATTAGTGGATTAGCTACCGTTACTTATGTAGATGCTCAAGATGCTTTAAAGGTTGATAAAATAATAGGAAAAGGATTAAGTACAGAAGATTACACCACAACTGAAAAGAATAAACTTGCTGCAATAAGCGGAACAAATACCGGCGACCAAAATTTACAGTCGGTTACGGATATTGGTGCAAGTACAACAAATGCAATATATATAGGTGGAATTGCTAATGATTATGGATTAGTCGTAGAAACAAGTTCTAATAATTATCCATCAATATATGTGGATAATAGTGGTGATAGTATTGGTTCCAATGCTATTTTAGCTTATGCAAATAACGGGATTGCTGCAAGTCTTTACGTTCAAAACGGGGTTGGAACACGAGTAGAATCGCTTACGGGAATACCTATTGTAGTATTTGGAAACGGAAACAATACACCAAGCATTGATGTTAATTTAGGTAATTCAAATAAAGGGGTTGTTATAGATAGTGGAACTTCATCCACAGGAAATCCTATTGAAGTAAACAAAAATGGAGTTAATAAACTAACAGTAAACCAACAAGGAGAATTAACTGCGCAAAAATTAAAAAAAGATGGAGGTACTTCATCTCAAATATTAGCAGCTGATGGTTCAGTGATAACTGCTGGTACTAATATAACAATTACAGGAGGTCAAATATCTTCAGTAGGTGGTGCAGGTGGCGGAGGTTCAAGTGTTAATTATTATTTAAATGGTGGAACAAGTCAAGGTACATTTGGAGGTTCAACTTATTATGAGTTTAGTAAGACTGCGGTAATAGGAACAGGTGCAGACTTTAATATAAGTTCTAATGGATATATAGCTTCATTTATAACCGATGTAGCAGACCCATCATTATTACTTATTCCTGCTGGTAATTGGAATTTAGAATTTTTCTTTTCTTCAAGTTCTGCTGGTGGTTCTCCTTCATTTTATGCTGAATTATATAAATACGATGGAACTACATTTACATCCATTGCAAGTAGTTCTGCTAATCCTGAAGGAATAACAAATGGTACAGCTATTGATGCTTATTTTACTGCATTAGCAGTTCCTGAAACAATATTAACAGTTAATGATAGATTAGCTATAAGAGTATATGTAAATGCAGCGAGTAAAACAATTACACTACACACACAAAATGGTCATCTTTGTGAAGTAATAACAACTTTTACTGCTGGATTAACTGCTTTAAATGGATTACAAGCACAAGTTCAAAATTTTGCAACAGGAACAACAGGAACAGATTTTGCTATTAATTCAAGTGGAAGTACACACACATTTAATTTGCCTGATGCAAGTGCAACCGCAAGAGGAGCAATTACAACAGGAAATCAAACTATTGCTGGTGCAAAAACATTTACAGGAGCAATAGGAGCAAGTAATTTAAGTGGAACTAATACAGGAGATAATGCTACAAACACACAATATAGTGGGTTAGCAACATCAAAACAAGATGTAATAACATTAACTACAACAGGTACAAGTGGAGCATCTACTTTGGTTGGTGCTACATTAAACATTCCACAATATAGCGGAGCAACTAATTTAGGATATACTCCTTCGCCAACAAATGGAACAGTAACAAGTAGTACAGGTAGTTCTGCTACATTATCTTTAGCTGATGCTACTAATGCTGGATTATTAAAACCTGCTAAATTTACAGTATTAGAAAACACAAGCGGAACTAATACAGGCGACCAAGATATAAGTAATTTAGTTGTAAAAAACACTTCTATTACACCAGCAACAAACACTAAAATAACTTATGATTCAAAAGGATTAGTAACTGCTGGAACTTCATTAATTGCAACAGATATTCCTACGATTACTCAAGCACAAGTTACAAATTTAACAACTGATTTAGCATCAAAAGCACCATTAGCTTCACCTACTTTTACAGGAACACCTTCACTACCAACAGGAACAACAGGAACTACTCAAACTCCTTTAAATAACTCAACTAAATTAGCAACTACTGCTTACGTTGAAGCTGCTTGTGCGGTTGTAGCAAGTTCTGGAGGTGTAACAGTAAGTGCTCAAGATACATTTGGGACTAATAAAATAGCAACTGTAACTGCTGCTCAATATGCTGGTTTTGTAACTGCTGGAACTATTAGTGCTACGACTTTATATTTTATAACTGCATAGATTATGGCAATAGAAATTGGAACAGTAAATGCAGATACAAATGTAAAATTAGGTTTAACTACAATCCAAAGTGGATATGTTGGTTTTAATCAATTTTATAATACATATACTTCTATTTTAGATTTATATCCTTCTGTATATCACGCTTTTTCATTAAGAAAATTAAAAAGTACTTATAATGGAGCTTGTTTAAGAGTTAGAAGAACAACAACAACTCCAAGTGCTACAACAACAACAGTAGATTTATATTTCGATGTATTTAACACAATTAGTTTAAATAGTAGAATAACTTACGTTTCAGGAACTGCTACAACTGCAAAATGTTTGGGTGAATTTTGTGCAGCAAGTGGATTTATTAATGTTGATGGTGTTGATGAAAATCAAAGTATTTTTGTTGTCACTTGGTTTGACCAA